CCCGCTCCATCCTTTTGTCACAATGATACGGAATCCATACTCGTCACCTTTATTTGCAAGGAATGAATATCCCAATCCTCTTTCATATCCTATCATTTTTCCATTCCTGTATATTTGATACATTACACCACTGTCAAAAGACATCCATTCAATTGGATTGCTTTGGAATGTAAGCCACATCTTTTTTGGTGCTTTAAAAGCAAAGTGACATGGTATTGATTTGCTTTTTTGTGCAGTAAATACTGCTTCTGTACCATCTGCAGTTGCCCCAGAAGAGGATACTTTTATTTCTCCAGCGGATGAATCATACTCATATGTCACGCCATTACCAGTTTTATTTTCTTCTGTGATTTCAAAAATATTACTGTTGCCAATTTTTAGCGTACCCTGTCCAACTACTTTGTTGATGTGAATCGTATCCTTAACATCTTCCATAAGTACCGCATTATCACTATTTGCTATCAGCCTTCTTCCTTCAATATTTCTAAAAATTGCAACCTTAACATTTTCATTTACGGTTTCACCTTTTTTTACCTTTAATCGCAAAATCACGCTCTTTGCATTATCCGGAACTTTACTATAATAATTTCCAGATATATCAGGTCCTGATATATATTTCATATTTTCATCGTAATACCATAATACGAGATTTACGATTTTACTTGAATTTTTTATTTTAAGCCATTCACCTTCTTTTATCCAATCCGGCATATTTTCAGTGTTTATAACAAAATTAAATAATGCGTCTTCTGCTGCCGTTCCACTCACGTCATAAGACCCGTCATCCTGCAAAGCAAAAGTGATTCCATTATGCGTCCATGTACGGACAGAACGATAATTTCTTAAATAATTATATTCTTCATAATTACGTAAATATATTATATCTTCCTTTAGTGAACCCACCTGCTGCCGCACCGCTTCACCTGCAGTGTCGTATGTCGTGCCATCTGCTCCTACGCGAATGTCTGTTAATTCTGCGTCCCCTGTCGTAGATCCGGCCGGAAGTTTTGCCAGATTATCAATCCTCTTTCGCTCCACATCAATCTCTGCTTTTCGCTCTGACTTCTCCATAGCGTCTGCCTGCGTGCGTTCGCTCTTTTCTTTTTCGATGGCAGCAGTACGTTCACTCTTTTCTTTTTCGATGGCAGCAGTACGTTCATTCCTCTCCGTTTCATCTGCTTTTTTTCTTTCGCCTGTCTCTTTTCCACTGTTAGACACCAGCTGCTCTATAAGTGTCTGCTGCTTTTCTTCTTCATCATCTGGGAATCCCATTGCATCAGAACATTTTACTTTTTCCTTGAACGAAATTAAAGCCTTATCCTCGTTGATCACCCTGATCTGGAGTTCATTCATCCCAACCTTAAAGAATTCTCTTCCTGGTGTGAATGAAATCACGTTACCTTTCACATCACATAACTGCGAGTTCGGTTTCTTCATTTTTCTGTTGTACGAATATGCGACAGCAGCGGCCGTAGCAGGAATGTCAAAATCCCTTACCGTGAATTCTATTTCTACCATGTCCGTCCCTTTTGTGACTTCTATCGGTATTTTAATAGTATTTCTGAGCACATACACATCTCTTTTGATTGTATTCACTTCGTTTTTTCCTCCTTATCTCGGAATCCATCTAACTATATATACTCCTTCCGTTTCTACTGCTCCACCGCCTCCTGGCAGTCTTAACACATAGTTCCAAGGATAGTTATAGTAGTTCCTTACATAGATCTCTTTTCCAGTCTGATCACCCATTGCTCCTCCGGTAGCTCCACCATGCTCATTCTGACTTGCATTAACAACTTGTCCATTCCCAATGGACATAGCTGTATGATGGACCGTATTCAGCAGCACATCTCCGCGTTGTATGCCTTCGCCTGTTGTCAAATTAACACTGCTCGTCACATCCTCAAATCCCGCTGCAAGAAAGACATTGTACATCGTTCCTGTAGCTGGTGTGTATCCTGGTCTCGTGTTCAGTCCTGCTTGATAATACGCCCAGCATATAAGAGACGAACAATCGTAGTCCGGTCCATCTCTATGCGTCTGATCATATCCATGACTATTATCATTCGCTATGTTAATCGCCCACTGGACAGCTGACTCAACAGCTTTCGAATTGGTATCATACTTGCTTAATAGATTATAATAATATCTTGCCTGTGACCTTCTGGTCGATTCTACCTCTACACCTGCACGTTCGAAGTTCTTCAGAAATGCACTTGCCAACCATTCCGGTGTTTGGCTCGACTTTTTAAAAGCACTCCAGGACAAATTATATGCGGATGTTGCGATCCATTGCCCAGATGATCCGGATAATGCATCTATCCAGTATAGCTGTCCATTCGGATCTGTGATTCCATATCCATTCGCGTTCGCCCAGTTCGTATAGTTCGTAGCCGGTGTCCATTGCACAAGTCCGAATCCTCCGGAATAGTTTCCTTCCTTTAGGCTCTGCCATACTCCCGGATTCAGCCATGACTCGGACTGCATATTCCCACATATTCCAGCTATTGCATTCAATGTCCATCCCTTTGCGGAGAAATATTTATACACTTCTACCGCATTCGCATCCATCTGGCTCTGGCTTAATATGAAATTCCCTATCGTCCATGCCATCAGAAGTCACCTTCCTTTGTGCGGCCACCTGTTATTCCTCCGGCCGTTACATCTACATACGTTCCATCAGAAAATTCAAGTCTTCCGGTTTTACCAGTTCCTTTGTTCGCAAACTGTATTTTAGGTGTATCTATATAAGTGCAGTCTTTTGTAAGTCTTAATATCGTCTTCGCATTTGTTCCGTCTGTTGCCGTCCCGCCTACCGTAAATGAAAGCATTGGACCTACTCCATTCGGATAATTTGCATAATCTATATGAACATTATTGCTTACAGCTTTGTCGGAGAACATAAGCACACCTTCTTCCAACGTCACTCTTTTGTCCATCGTCTTACCATCAGATATGTATTTTCCCCAAGCGTATACACCGTCTTTGTCCAGTCTTACGATTTCATTCCCTTTCGCATCCAGTACCTTTGCTATTCCATTTGTATTGTTGTCACCTCCAAGCGTCAGTGTACCGCCCTTAATACGATCAGCAAGCATTGTTCCGGCGACAATGAAATCCGCAATAAATCCTCTGCCGGTCCCAAATGTACTCCAGTCCCAATCTCTTCCGTCTGCAGTTCTCTTGGACGCAATCTCGAACCCTAATGTACCTAAACACATTGCTCCATACGTTGCTGATTCAGGATCCAAATCTTCAAATAGTATGGCTCTTACAGACTGCTTTTTCGCTACGGTTGACTGCGCTTTCATCTGTGCTTTTACACCATTGATGATACCCAGCACCTGTTGTCCTATAAGTGTTCCGTCTTCTCTTATAGCCTGCTCTACACGGTTCATCACGGAAGATACATTATCTAGGAAGTTATACTGGAACTCTCCAAGTGTTACAGATTTGATTTTATCTCTCACAGCATCCCATTCCAACTCGATCGCACGAGCATCTGATGTGATATCCAGTTTATAATGATTACAATGTACTGTATCTCCAAGATATACTTTCTCCAGGTCCTTCACATCCGCATACAGCTCTGTATTCTGTAGCAATTCCATGTTCACTGCTATAGTCACTTTCGGCTTATCTACACCAGATTCATACTGTTCTTCACATTTCCTACGCAGTGCAGCTTCCATCTGTTCCTGTGTATCACAGACAGTCACACCATTAGCCTCATCATCTTCGCTCGCATCAGTGCGCATTTTTACATCTTCGAATGTAATGGTTCTATAATGTGCTGTTGGGTATTTTTCAATCACCGGCGAATCTACCCACGGTTCATCACCCTGCATCATATATCCGTTATAAGCTTTTGGTACAATCCTGGTTACTACTTCGGACATATCAATAGTTTCAGAGAATCCGTCTTGAACTATGTTCTTTCCATACAGGACCTGGACTCCATAATCACCGCCAACCCTTTCGTTAATTGTTACGGTATAATCGTTATATAAGATCTCTCCGCCCCAACGATTTATAAATGAATTATCATCATTTCCGTTAATCGCTTCGATCAGGTTCTTCGTCTGGTGATAAGCTGTTGACACCTTCTTAATATCCGATTTCGCATGATATCTTGCATTCGGTGCGGTCATGATATCTAATGCCTGTTGACCTGTCTTCTCGGTTGGTCTGACATCGACCAGAAAGCACTCCTCTTTTGCATCCAAAAAAATAGGAGTAAGTTCTGCACTTACTCCTGAATCATTCTTCTCTTTGCTGTGGATCCGGAAGAGTTGATCACCATTGAAAGACGGCATTTTCACCACCGCATTATCAACGATGTACTTCCATCGACCTTCTGAATCAATCGGATGCTCCATGGTCGCTGTCCATTCTCCATTAAGGATCACATGGATGGTTGCTTCTTCCGGATGTAACGTCATATCTCCATTATGTTCATAGTCTGTATTATCCGGACTATATACCTGTATCATAAGCACCTCCAGTTCGGAATTATCTTCAAATCGAATCCCTCTGTTATAGTTATCTCGTTTTCTCCCTCCTGCAGGTACAGATCATCATATTTTCCGGATACCGCCGTGTTGCTCAGTGTCTTATCCTTTCGATAGGCAAGCTCCCGATCGGTGTCTATCGTGATATTCTGTCCCACATCCGCTGTCATCGTTTTTCCGTTTACCGTCAGTACGCATTTTCCCTCTCCACTAATTACATAGATCGGATGTGCCACTTCGTACGGGTTATATCTTACGTCTTCAGCTGCATGTTCATTTTGTCCTTCCAGGAGATATCTAAGTCCATCTATCGTTGTAAATTTCGCTTTGAAGTTACAAATCCTTGCAGTTGTATGTTCTGCATCTTCAAGCTCTACTTTGGACACCTTGTAGAAATGCTCCGGATCTGTACTGAGTCGCAATCTTCTGTAACGAGCTGACAGCCATTTTTTCACAACTCCCCACCGTTTATCCCATTCAGTTTCATCACAGATGAAATTGAACGGTATTGTGATATCAATTGATTCATAGTCTCCATATGTTGTATAGATAGTTCCGTCTCTTCCAGGAATAGTGATCTCTGTCTCTCTTCGCTGTGCTGTCGGAATATTTGGAAGTTCTTTTGCATATACTTCCAACGATGAACTCAATATGTTGTTATATTCTACATCCAAGATCATGCTCCAACGGCTCCTTTCTTCCATTTAACACTCTGGGACATTTTTTTGATGATTGCATCTACTAATACATCTGCAAGCTTTTTATCTCCTAATTGGATATTATTTTCGACCGTAAGAGGTATTCTTGACATAGCTTCAGCTATCATCTGTGCAAGTACCTCATTGTTCCCCTGGTTCTCTTCCCGGATATAAGATCTTAACAGATCTATCGGCAAAACAGCTTCTTTTCCTGCTTCTCCTCCGCCCATCAGACTATTACCATTTGATCCAAATATAGTAGGACTGTTCAGGATTCCTCCCTTTGCATACCAGTCAACTGAAAACTTAGGTGTTTTTGGTGGTGTCAAGCTGAATCCACCTTTTATCTTAAAATGCGGCAGCTTGATTTTAGGAAGTTTCCAGTCAAAACTTAAGAATCCTTTGATTGAATTCACTACACCTGCTATAAAACTTTTGATTCCTCCAAAGGCAGCATTCACGCCATTCCTGAACCATTCACATTTATTGTAGAGTGTCACTAGAATCGCAATTAATGTAGTCACTGCAATCACAACACGAAGTACTGGATTTGCTGCAAGGATTGCATTAAATGCTCCAAATGCCGTCTTTGCTTTTGATATAACCGGTGCAACTTTCGCTCCAACACTTATCACCGACGATATTCCTCCCGACACTTTACTAACTATGCTAAATACCGGTCCTAATGCAGCAGCAAGTAGTGCACATTTTATGATCATCTCCTGTGTTTCTGGCGACAATGAATTCCATGAATCTATCAGATCATATAGTATTGGCATTACCATTTGTAAACATTCTACAAGCACTGGTCCTAATACATTTCCTACCTCATATCCTTCATACTTCAAAGCATTTAAGGATACTTTGAACTGATCAACCGGATCCATTGTATTATTAAATGTATCTTCAACATTCCACAAATTATCATTTAACGATTTTCCCAAATCCTCAAAATTTAATTTTCCAGATTTGCAGAATTCTGCGAGAGCTGGGCCAGCTTTTGATCCAAACAATTCAACTGCTGCATTATATGCATCTGCTGATGTTCCCGCATTCAGCATTGTATTCTGAAGTTCTGACAGTGCTTCTTTCATCGTCTTTCCTTCTCCGGATGCATTTGTGAGTGCCTTTTTTAAACCTGTCATTACAGCTGACGTATCAACACCGGATGTTTCGCATTGTCCCAAGAATGTTGCTGCATCTGCTGCAGACATTCCCAATTCTTTTAACGATGCTGCATTCGTTACCATTAATTGAGATAACGAATCCATAGATATTCCCGTATCTTGTCCAACTTTATTCATCGTATCAAGCATAGCTCCAGCATCTTCTGCACCTAGTCCAAATGCTTCTAATGCTTTTTGTACACTGTCAATCGATGATGATACATCCGTATCGTTTAGTGTAGAAAACTCTACAAACTTTTTCGATAATTCATATAATTCATCCCCAGTCAAATGGAATCGAGTATTCACTTCTCCTACTGCTGATCCCGCTGTTTCAAAATCTGTTGGAATAGATGTTGCAACATTTTTTGCTACATTTTGCATTTGTTTTAACGTATCACCTGTAGCCCCTGTTTTCTGCACGATGATATCCATTCCCTCATCGACTTGATTCCAAGCAGCCATCACACCGCCTGCTGCCGCTGCCACTGGTGCCGTAACATTCTTATTGAGACTGCTGCCAATCTGTCCGGTTTTATCGCTAAAGCCTTGTACCTTTTTCGAATAGTCCTCTAATGTAGCTGCGCCACTTTCCAGCTTTTTATTTACATCTTCTAATCCACTTTTATAATTGTTCAAAGATGCTTTCGCATTGTCCAGCTGTTGTCTCGTTTTCGAGATAGCCGCTTCATCTCTTGTCTCTGCACTTTCCTGTGCTTTCAGGATTTCTGTTAATCTATCTACTTTAGCCGTGTAAGCTTCCGTCTGATTCTGCAGATATTCCTGTGTTGCCCGCAATTTCTCAGCTGACGATGTTCCTTTATCCCATTCGGATTTTGCAAGCTTAAATGCAGATCTATTCTCATTTACAGCATTATTTACTTCCGACAGAGATTTTTTAAAATCTACCGCTCCATCCGCTTTAAACGACAGTCCTACACTTTTTAAATCATTCGACAATACTTACACCTTCTTTCTGCCTTTCTAAATTTGTAAATACTTCCAGGCATTCATTAAAAAAGATGGGATCCGAGTTCCAAAATTCTTCTTCACTCATTCCCATCTTTCTTGCGCACACCATGTATTCCGCCCAGTTTATCTCGATTTCTTCTTTTTCTTCCTCGATTTCTGCGGATACGAGTTCTTCGCCTGCTCTTTTTTTTTATATTCTTCTACCTTTTTTTCAAATTCATCAAATAATGTTCTTATTTCTTCCGGATCCATTGGTGTAAGCATCATAGCTTCTTCTTCATCCACTTTCAATCCGTTTGATCTGAGAATCACATGGATCAGCTTTGCAGCTGCTTCCATATTTTCCTCATCAGAAAGGTTTTCTCTTATCTTTCCGTTTTTTCCAGTCATTAATTTTGCCAATCCATCTTTCTGGATCATGTATAATGTCAGGAAATTTACTTTTACATCCAGTTTTGTTCCATCCGTTAATTTTATGAGTTTTCCATTCATTTTTTATCCTCTTTAGGCAATAGCTGCGGCCAGTCCTTCTTTTGTCAGAATTGGCTTTGCAAAGAATTTATCTTCCGTCAATCCTTCTGGAGCTGATCCACTTTCTACTCTCGCCACAATATTCCCCGCTTCGTCAAATGGATATGCTTTAATCTTAATAGTATCCGTCTGATCGCTTGCTTTTTCTTCTGATGTGGAAATATCATCAGATTTTTCTATAAGTTTGCATTTTGGATACCACTCAAACCTATACCCACCTTTTCGCAATTTTACGACCTTTCCATATGCAAAGAATGGTCTTTTACTGTTTCCTCCTGAAAGGATCAATCCACCTGCATCGACCGTATCTCCTTTCATTCTTGCAACTGTATCTTCCGGAAATGCAACCACTTCCACTTCAATATCAATACTTTTAGTCGGTGTATCCGAATCATAGACCTTTCCTGATGCATGAGTATCACTCGTTTCCGCATTTTCTGTCATCTTTACGGTTTTCACGACTTCCGTCTTTTCAACTGATTCTTCATATTCACCAGTGAATTCTTCGTCTTCATTACTATCAAAACACACATACTGTGCTCCGACCGTCTGTTTCATTGGTGGTTTTCTCGTTTTGATCATCTTTTTTCCTCCTATCCAAATATTTGTTCTGTCATTTTCTTATAATATTTTTCCTTGTTTTGTTCAAACAATGGTACAAGATGTGCTTTCTTTGGCATCTTCTTTGTTCCATGCTCTACCATTGGTCCATAATACTTGCCCCATCCGGCTTTTATCTCATTTTCTTCACGTTTTAAAGCAAATGAATCAACCAGATGTGTGTATCCTGGTTTGCTTATTTCACTTCGCGGTTTTGGTAATTTCAGCAGATCATTTAAGAATTCTTTAGCTCCTGCTTCCACTGCATCCAGTGCTTTGTCAGAGCTTACATTCTCGGAATACTGTTTCAACATTTCCTCGAAATCTTCAAATCCTCCACCGTCAAAGGTTATCTCGCTACTCATCCAATCACCCCGTCCGTTGTAATTGAAAAGTAAGAATGCCAAACACGATCTTCTGTCACGTATTCGTGGGCAATGGTCGGATGGTAGCCAAGCTCATTCAGACGTTTTTTCAGTGCGATCAGTTTCGGATCGCGTGGCTTTCTAGCGTAAAAACTAATCTGCCATGTGATCTTATCCTCATAATCATCACCGGATGCCATTGTGTCTTCCCACATAATCTCCCAGTAATCAATTCTTGGAAATACCTTTTCATTTTTGAGATTGCTGACTCCTTCACTCACAGGACAGCTACTATCGTGCAAGATCTCACTCAGTTCTTTCTGTGTCATCTTCAATAACCTCCCTGTCTATCGTTGGTGTCTTAAGTGTCAGCTCCGTTTCTTTAAAGCCGTCTTTCGTACTCACATGCGCTGCGTTGTAGATTTCGTGTTGTGCTCCATCTATCATGCAGATAAAACCACTGTTAATTCCCCTGTATTGTGGAATACTAATTTTCATCGTTACTTCTACGCTCAGAGAGGAAAGTTTTGCCCTGGTGGTGTCGAATATAGATAACTCTCTGTACCAAACCGGTGGCAGATCTATCTTTTTAATTTTTTCTTCCGGATAATCTTCCACATTATCGGTTTTGATTTCATAGAATTCTACTACTCCATCTGTGTATTCTGGTAATTCCACGCCTATACCTCCGTTTCCATCTGCCACGTTGTTATAATGCTTCCATAATTTTCAAAAAACTCACTGGTCTTGTGATAGAAAGCATAATACATATAGTTTTTCAGTAGCGATCTATACAGCAGATCTTCGGTGATACTGCACCCGGAATTCAATTTTCCCAGGTGCATTTCTCCTTCTTTTGCATAGTTCTTAAGTTCCGAATCAGGATGGTATGGCGGGATTTGATAATCATCCCGCATTTCTTTCACAAGTGCATTTAATTCTGCTTCGTTCATAATTCAATCCCGCCTTCCGTAGTTCTTATACAGTTTTTTCAATAACCGTCTGTGTAACCGGCAGCACGTATTCTTCCAGTTTGGTCACATCAAAGATAACTGCCACATTGTCGTCAACCGCACGACCATTTGCATAGCATGATGCAATAATGAGATCTGCATTTTCCATAGCCTTTGTCTGGTCATACTCGTTGACTCTCACACCTGTTGTTCCCATAGTGTAGTATCCAGCGATTGTAAATGCAGCCTTTCCTTTCGGACAGTTTGCATCAACAATTTTTTCGATGTCAATGAATGACTTGTTGACATAGCCGCCTGTCAGAGCCTCTCCATACATGCATGGATCCACATATTCTGCTTCGTCTGACGGATTGCAGATAAGATAGAGCTTATCAACCACACGTTTTCCATCATTAGTAAGAGTTTTTCTCACCGGAGCAAGTCCCTTCGGAGAGAATTTTGTAACCGTAGTGAGAACAGTTTTCGCTTTGTTTGTTCCAGCGGACTCTACTGTTTCAATCTGACGGAAGATTCCGATCGGACCTGTCTTTCCATCTCCATCAAGATAACCTTTTACAAGTCCATCCTGCATAGCCTCAGACAGGATCGCCATGAAATAGCGATCAACGAATTCTAGAGACAGCTCTCTGATTGCTTTCGGAATGACAAGGTACGCTGACAACATGTGGAGTTCAATGTTCAGAGATGCGATTTCGGCTGACAGTTCGCCTTTAATTGCATCCGTAAGGGCACCCCACACAGCAGCTCCTGAATGAGATGCTACAATCCATTTCTTCACATTTGCCGGCGCCATATTTACAAGTTTCAGGATTGGCGATGCTTTCTTAACATCATCCAGTGTACGATCAATAATCTCTGTCGGAATGATGTCGATCTGGTTTGCTGTGAACGCCTGCTTGATATCCTTAAAGTTCTCGTAGAATTTCTTCTCTTCCTGCGAAAGGTTTCTAAGTCCGAGTTTACTCTTGTACTCAGCATTTCTGCTTGCTCTTTCCGCCTCAGCTACTACCTGCTGAATCAGATCGGCATGCGTTGCTTCCTGGATCATTTCAATTGACTGCATAATCGCATCCGCTTTCTGATCCGCCGGAGCATCCTCCAGTAACTGTTTAACTTTGTCTTTTACTTCCTGTGATAAATCTTCAATTTTCATTTTTGTTTTCGTCTCCTTTTCTTTCTAGTGTCAGAATCTGACACCGTATTTTTTATTAGTTGTTTTTACCGTCAAAAAAAGCACCCCATCCGGTGCTGTCTTCTTTCTTATGTTCTTTTTTATGAGTCAACTGATAAAATTCTGCCAGCTGTTTCTGATGCTCATTCCTGGTGTTGATCCGCTGCCTGAGTACTTTATTCTCATTCACTACTTCCTGCAGTTTTACATCCGGATCTTCTTCCTTTGGTGCAACTCCAATTTCATCAATCAATCCATATTCCAGAGCCATCTGAGGAGATAGAGTTGTGGTTTTATGCATCATTTCTCGCAATTCATCTTCTGATACCTTAGCTCGCTGCATGAACAATGCAACACAGCTATCCATTGCCACATCCAGATTGTCCGCTTCCGCTCTTAAATCTGCTGCATTCCCGGTAACGGTTTCCCACATATCGTGGATAATGGCCGTTGTTCCCTGTCCCATGATTCTTTTGTCACATGCCTGAAGAATCGTAAATGCGATAGAATGGCAGCCTCCCATCACGATTCCAGTTTTATACGATCCATGTTGCTGCAGCATATTGTAAATTGCTGTTCCCTGATCTACACTTCCACCATTCGAGTTGAAGTAAATCTTAATTTCTTCATTTTCCGGAATTGCATTCAGAAGTTCTCTAAAATGTTTTGCTGATGTCTCTGAATCCTCATACTGCCATGTGTCCCAATTGAACGGACCTGTTTTTCTGATGTCGTCAAAGATGAAAATTTCATGTACATTATCAATTTGCTGAAATCTATACACAATATTTTTCTGTTCCATAGTCTTATCCTTTCTTTTTATTTGTTATTTAACGGATAACTCCGAGATAATTGGATCACCTCCCTAAGCTGTGTTAACTGGTTTCTGCATTCGAATTGTCCTCCTCTCCTGTAGTGTAGTTTTTCGTCAGTGCTCTTGCCTGACTGAACGGTGTATTTAGTGCCGGATATCCCACCATCTCCCGGATTTCGTCAAAATTCCATCCATTAGATCTCAGTTTATCCAGGTTATTCGCACTGTCTACCACATCCACGTGCTTGAATCTTGCAAGCCATACCATCACCCGTTCATTCTTGCCTGCATAGTCTTCCGCACCTACAAGTTTTGCTGTCAATTCATCGTTTATAACTTCTGCAACCGGTCCGACTGCATACGTGATGAACTCATTTGTAGCATCACTTTTCTCTGTAATGTTCCCGTTAAATACTGCTTGTGGAATATCGTAAGCTTCGGCAGTTGCATTATTTATTTCCGCTTTAATTTTGACGAGCTCTTCTGTTTTCGTTGTTGTCTGTATACCAAGCTGCTCCAGTGTAATTCCGCTTGATTCCGTAATGATAGCAAGGCTCTCTGATTCCAACAGTTTCTTTAATTCTTCTGTATATTCTTCTTTCGTGATCTTTTTATCACTTTCTCCGTCTTTTCCTCTTCGTACAAGATTAAGCGGTCCTGGGACTTTTAATTTGAATTTTGGAGTATTTGCAATCTGCATCATTGCATTAACAGAATTTGCTGTTGTTTCGTACTGTGATAGCACAGAGTTCAAGAGCACTCTTATCTTCGAGTTGTCGTATCTTAAATGAATTACATCTCCTGACAAAAATGTTTTAAGCAGGGAATATTGTTTTTCCGCTGCTTCAATCGTTATGTTACTATACAGTCTTCCAGTCATTACGTTATCCGATTCCTGGAAGCTCTGCACCCGGTAATATTTATCTCCAATCCGAACTATCACAACCTCCCCTTCTCTCAAAAGCTTTTTTACAACTTTTGTCCAGAAGTACGTCCCATTCTCGTTATCATTCGGCTGCACATTAAGTCTGTACTCATATTTTCTTTTATGTTCGCTCTGCGTCTGAATCAGAATATCCGACTTAGCTATAGCTTTTGCTATCATGGTTTCCGCTTTTTCCACCGCCAGCTTCGCTATATTTAGTTTTTCAAGCTCAATCGTTATCGTTTCCGCAAGCGATTGTAATTCATCATTTTTGTTCTGAGTAAAAAAATTGAACATTGTTCCTCCTACTAAATGTAGATTACCTGCATTTCTATCTCATCTTTGCTAAACATGGCCACATCAAAAGCCATGAATCCGTCATTTTTCCTCAACTTCGGTTCTATCTTTCCGAATGTCTTGTTCCCGTATTTATCCTCTGTGACGCTCGTATTATTTGTGTACCAGCGCATTATGGAAGACGGTCCATAATTAATCAGGTGCTGACTGAATAACGCCTGGATCGCCGGTGCAATAATTCCCGTTGCAGATGTAATCTTTCTCACAAGCCTTACTATTCCGTCTTTATTTTTCTTATCTTCAACCGTCAATCCCACGGCTTCGAATGCCATTTTGAACAGATTGTATCTGTACGTATCCATTGTAATTTTCTTAACCTCATAATCCTGCATCTTGTCTAAGCACCACGCTACTATAGTATTCACGTCTATGACCGGTCCTGGTACTACTTCGTAATCCTCGAACTCCGGTTGTCCCATATTCTGCATAATTGGGAACTTGATAGAACTCAGGAACGGAGAATCTTCACAGATCCATGTATGCTGTCTCCAGATGTATTCTCCGGTTTCATAATCCTTGGTCAGGATTCCTGCACTTGCGAAATCTCGTACGTCTGCATAATCAATTCCGATTATCGCCAGCTGTCCTTTCGTGTTCTTAGTGATCCTTGGAATTTTCTTTTCCAGCTCTTCCCTTGTCTCTCCTTCGTAACATGCCCGTAGAATGTTCTGCCACGTTGTGACCGTTTCTTCTTCTCTTCTGGCCGGAAGGTTCATTCTCTTTGTCAGGAATTCTGCTCGCTTGGATGGAATCTTTTTCTGTTCCAGATAATCATGCATAATGCGGTTTGCCAGAATTGGCAGAAATTCCAGTGATGGATTTGCTTTATGCCATGCATCTGGATTCTCTGCTTCTTTCAGATCGTCTATCTCACATATGAATGGAAAATACCCCAGCGGGTTTTCTCCCGTTTCAAGAATTTCCATACACATTGCGGATATTTCATCCAGAGGACCGTCTCTGACATATCCGTCTGTCGTGATTATGAATTCCCGTGAATGCTTAACTTTACCGAACGATGATTCAAATACATTGATCTGATCATAATTTTCATATGCGTGTACCTCATTGAGCACCAGGCAACCGGTTCTTTTTCCATCCTTTGTTTTTGCATTGGATGTGTTATATTTCATTTCTGCACCGGTTACAAGGTTTGAGATCAGCTCCTTTGTGACCGAGAACTTGCCTTTAAACTTAGGATTATCATGCAGCATGTCATACGCTACTTTGAACGTATCTTTTACCTGGTCTTCCGAATTCGCTACGATTTCTACGTGATAATTCATTACTCCGTATAGTGGAGTCTGAAAAAAATTCACCAGCGGTATGATGAAACCATCTTTTCCATTTCCACGTCCCTCTTTTATGAAAAACGTGGGGAAAACCGGAATGTCATCTTTGTACATAAATGCAAATGCATAAATGAACTTTTGAAACGGAAATAATTTGTAATAATTGCTTTCACAATACTTAATACAATTCCTATATGTTTTTTCATCAAAAAAAACATCGTCCCGCTTCATCAACGGCTTTACGATGTTTTCAAAGAGTAATTTTCTTTTTTTATTTATCCAGTTCGGATGTTCTTCGGCATATTTGAGATAATTATCAATCTCTTTACAGATAACCATCTGTAGGGTTCTCCGGCTCTGGTACCGGCTCTTTTAACTTCAGATCTGCCAGGATCTTCAACATAGTGGCCGTAGTTTTCTGCAAATTGACAACGCTTTCATTCGCTTTTTCCACCGTCATTCCATTCCCGTTCACAGTCTCGTATCTCAACCCTTTGCTCTTAATATCTGCTATGAGTTTCTTTTTCAGTGACCAGTAATATATATAATCATTCACTAGATCCATGTAGAATTCTGCACTCATTCCACGTAGTTCCAACTGTCTGATCAACGACATTTTTACGTCTTTTTGTGTCAATTTGCTCACCTCTTTTCGCTCAAATCATGCCTTTTTCGTAACTTTTTTTGCTAAAAAACACGGGTTTTATGCCCGTGTCAAAAAAATTTCTTCTTAAAGTAAATTTAAAAATCTGATACCCTTACCCTTTTCACGCGAGATTTTCATTTTTCTCCAGAGTCATGGCCACATCCCCGTTCTCCACCCGTAAAAAATTCGCCGAGAATTTACCCGGGGGTGTTATAAAAAAATTGAGAGCAGCTGTGGACTCGAACCACACATGCGACGGCTTGCACCGCCCGCTTGTCACCTCCTAAGCTATGCCTACTCTCATGTAGCTACCATCTTTCTTCTGTCAGTCTCTTCTTCCTCTTTCTTCTTACAAGTGTGTGTCTGTTATGCCGTATATCATGGCACGTATGGCACAGACCGATCAGGTTGTCATCATCCAATGCAAGTTCCGGATGTTCTTTCAGTTCCTGGATATGATGTACTTCTGTTGCTCTTCTTACCTTCCTATCCTCTGGTGTTAATCGTATACCTTCCTCTACTGCTTTCCTTATTCGGACTATGCAGTCCTGGCATTCATTACGATCCCTTATCAGGATATCTATTCTTTTTTTCTTCCACTCCTTAGAGTTGTAAAAATGTTTTGCTTCTTTATCCGTCATTACTCATATAGCCTGCGCATCCCTGTTCTGCCGGACAATGTTCTCCTCCATTCAGTATCCAGTAATACAGACATCCTTTATTCTTGCACGTCTCCATATATCCTCCATAAAAAAAGATGGCTACAATCTTCCGACTGCTGCCACCTTCCGGGTGAGTATTTGTATCCTTCCAGTTACTTCCATCTCTTCGTTTCGCTTTCAGGACACTATCATAGTATCATATACTTAACTGCCATTCACTGACATTTACTGCCAACTTTTAGGAATCTCCAGTTTTCTCAATGCGATGCTGTGTGTGCGGTACACTTCCCTCTGACTATACCCCACTTTTTTCGTCACATCCCACCATTCCATCTCTTTTATGTAGCGATAATACAGCACGTCTCTTTCTCGTTCTCTCTGCAGCTTATTTATGCATCCCATGATCTCTACATAAGATCTTACGCTTTTCGTTTTTTCTTTTTCTATTTCCTTTTCCAGTCTTTCTTTTTCTGCCATATATCCAGACAGATCTCTATCCACACTGCTCCCATGTGGCATTCCATCATTGTTTTTCATAGATGGATACAACTTCATAGCCTGCAGCTCTACCAGCTGTTCCTCTAATCTTTCCCGCCTATGTACATGTGCACGATAGCTTCGCAGATATCTTTTTTTAATAATCTTTTCTTCATCGTTTCTTTCCATCGGACTCTCCTTCTTTCTTCGTTCTCTTTCTTATCGCATAAGGCATTTGATGGAACTCCTCACTCGCCTTTGCATCCGGTTTCTTGCTCGCCAGCATATCACAGTTGCTTCTGCCTATTCTTCTTTCTATCTTGCTTGTCCTCATGTCATTTTCCTTTCTTCGGTGGTTTCTCTACTGGTGGTCTTGTCCGGATCGCACTCTCGTTCATTATCTTTCCTATATCCATTTTCATATAATTTTCAATTTTATCTACACAGCTCCTGCAGTACACATCCTCCGGACTATTCGCTTGTGTTAAAGTCTTCGACAGGTTATAGCAGAATTGCTCTGTAGTCGCTCCTGCTCTGTCACATTCAGCATTTATATTTATCTTGTAATACGTTGCTCCCGTCGGCATCCTACACCGTTTGCATGTTCTTTGTTTCGTCATATCTTCCTCTTTTTCTTCCGGCTCTTTCTTGTCATCCGTAATCTCACGCAGCTGCTCATCCGCACGTGCTGCCATTACACATGCGCTCCAAACTGTAAACAGCACACAAATTATTACGATAACAATAAATATCACTGTCTTATCCATTCATTTTCCTTTCAAGCAGATCCATGTACATACTCTTGTACACATCCCTCTCAGCTATCGCTCTGATATACTCTTTATCATTCCCATATCCTTTCTCACGCTCCAGTTCATTGTATCTTTCTGTCTCTTCTCTGAACTTTGCAAGAATTCTATCGGATGTTTCTTTTTCCTTTGCCAGTTGCTCCTCCAGCTGCTTAATCCGTTCCTGATCAGCGCCATTATTATTCTCCGTAATGCCAAGTGTCAGTGCAATAGCTTCATCAACTTTTTGAATCTCTTCCGCTGTGCATGATCTGATATATTCTCCGATTCTGTCTGTATCCACCTTGAATATACGTTCACACAGTGCTATAGATTGTACTCGACACATCACCTCAACATGTGTCGGAAGTTGTTCATTCTCTTTTGTTGTCATTAATACTGCCTGCACAAATTCCGGATCTTGTTCAAGCCATGTGTCCGGCGATACTATAATCGCCGGTGTTTCTCCGGCTCTTCCATCATTCGTTATGTAAAAAATGTCTCCATGATATGTATTCATTACTGTTGCCCCCCCCCACATTCATAATTGCTTTATATGCTGTCGGATCACTATAACCAGATCCGTTTTTCTTCAGTTCGTTTTTGCTTGTTATCTGTCCTACCATAATGCTTTTCTCTTTCTTCCTTTCACATATACTGTGCATTCTGCTGCCGGCATACCTCTGCTATGCCCTTCAACCGCTATATAATTACATCTTCCTAGTCCAACTCTGCTTCCTCTGTAAATACAGCTTTTACACAGATGTCTGTCTATATTTGTCCGCTTTTCCGGATTCTCAACTTTTTTTGTCACGGTTGCTCCTTTCCCCTCCGGCCGATGCCGGAGGAAATCTATGTTGACTGGTTGCTGTGATACAATGCCAGCGGTACAAGCTTATTTATTCTTATATTTTCTCTGCCAGCCAATCCAGCAGTCGAATCATTATCTTACACAGCCACGTCCTTTTCAATTCTCTTTTGAGTTTATTTGTTGCTTCAATGAATTCCTGACGGTCTTTTTCTTCTTTCTCTAATTCTTCCAGTGTTCTCATTATCTCATTCCATCTCCTCTTCTGGTCGGAAGGTTCATTCTCTTTGTTAGGAATTCTGCTCGCGGATCATCTACCTCTATTACTCTCGGTACGTTTATACCATGATTCCGCAGTTTTTCTGATAGTTCCCGCAGTTCTTTGACATAACATTGAGCATAACGCTCTGAATTTCTCGTTCCTGCAGGTACATCTGGATACATCCATCTTTGATGCGGGTAAATTATTATATCGTCTTCGGATTTCATAAGCGTCTTAACTTGATGTGCTAATGTCCTCCCCGTGTTTCTGCCTTCTATCGGATATCCCAATCCTCTTGACAATATATATTCTTTTTGCCATTTCTCGAATTTAATTCCTAATGCGCTTTCGACCTCTTTCAATCTTACGATTCCCTCTGTTTTTCTTCTTTGCAGCATTGTATCTACCGAATACATCGTCATGTGCTCTGCTTCACCTTCATCACCTTCATTTATTCGGAATGCAGAAATTTCTTGAGTTTTCACGTCTTCAATTTTTATTAATATCCCACCTAATGTCCCTCTTGTATCTTCCACACATACTTTGAATTCAGAACTCTTATCACCCACCATTTGCTCTATTGCTCTTTTAACTTTTTCATATATTCCCATTATTCTTCTCCCTCCTAAAATTCCCTATTTCCATAGTACAGGGCACATTCCTTACATTCATCTATTGGTTCTCCTCCGCCGTTTCCTGTCCGCAAACCAGCACATCTATCCTCTTCGTATCCGGGATGTTCGTATTGGTGCGTCAGGTAACAGTTATCAATTCCCTGTTTTACTGTTATGTGCATCTTCTGACATCACTCCATCTTCATTTTTTCTAAAAATCAAATACAACTTTCGGTGCTTTTATAAAATTCACGCCGCATTCCTCTGTGTTTTTCTGTTCTATCTTTCTGATCAGCTTCGTTATCTCATCGTCCGTATCTTTGCAGTATGCATATCCATCTGGTGCATAGATACCTTTCATCTTTCCATTTATGTAATCCAAGACTGTTTGACAGCACATATGGTTCTCTCTTCCTGCTTCTCTTGCCGATTTATAGAATGCTACTATTTCACCATCCTGGTTTATTTTTGCTACTTTGAATGCTCTTCCGGTCAGCTGGCTTGTTTTTTTGACAATTCACTTCTGGTCGTTACTCCAATGTTGCTTAACACATCATCAGTTTTTATTCCATTCTTGTGATAAGTCACATATCCTTCCGGAAGTTCTCCGATGAATGTAATCCGCATCAGGCTCATAACTACCCATTCTTTTCCGCATAGCTTAATGAACCGTTTTCCTTTTCTACTTTTCTTTACATACGGATGCAGTTGTCTATAGCACCCGTATTTCAATCTCTTTCGAACGTTCCCCCAATAATTAATCTGGTACAATCCGTCATAACCTGGAATGTCGTACCAACCTTTCGGATCTACGTTTTTAATTCTCATGGATATCACGCATTCTTCTGTAAGTTCTTTAAGAACTCGACCAGATACGTTTCACTGTCTGTAGCATTCATGTACTGCTTATCGTATGGTTTTCCATCACCATACGGTTTTTTATCTTTTTCTAACAGGTGGAAGTAATACTCATCTTCTTTTTCTTTTCCATTCCACCCGTTTATGCGATTCCGGTATTCTGCAACTACGAGCCTGCTGCCGTCAGCGAAATCGTATTTATAATAATTTACATTTATGTTTTTATCTGTGTACCATAATCCCCAAGCTTTATAATTTCTCAGCCATTCTTTTCGCTGATCGTCATTCTTTAATCTTGGAAGTTCTGGCTGTTCCGGTTCTTTTGGTGGATTCATTGCCGTGTCCAGATCATTGATATATCCGGCCAATGCCGCAATCATTACCTTGTACGTCCGCACCCGGATGTCTTTAGTATCCATGTGTCCTTTCGCCATTTCCAGATAATTCCTGTATTTTTGATTTTCTTCCCTGGCAATATCAAGATCTGTTTTCCCAGATTTCTTTTCACTTAGTTGTGTCTCTTCCGGAAGTCGTTCCTGCGTTTCTTCTTTGTCCTGGTATCTATATTCATTTTCTTTCTCTGCAGGTTCTTCTTCCAGGCCAGATACTGCATAGGTGTCAGGTGTTTCAATCTCTTCGGTTTCTTCGTTTTTTTCTTCCTGTTCTTCATTTTTCTCCTTTTTTTCCGTTTCTTCTTTTACGTTTTCCTCCAACACTTTTTTGATGGCTCCTGTTAAGTCAAGCCAATGGAAATTTCCTCTGTTTTCGTTATCTATCCACAATTGGATATATCCGCAATACATCCTTATTTCCCCGACATCTTTCCCGTCAGTTCCTTCAAACACCCAAGTTCTTCCCGATACTCCCGGATGCAGATTTTGTTTTATCAGTTCATTGCACATTCTTATATTCTGCCCTGTTATCTGTTCCGCATTTTCACGGAACCAGTATTTGTATGTGCTCACCATTTCTCTCGCTACTAATTCCAGATACTCTCTTTCCTCTTCTGTTGGAACGCGTACCATCACTACTTCATTCTGATCAGAATTTTCTTCCGGTGTCAGATTCTGACACGCACCGTCATTTATATCTTCGATGCTCATCTGTCCGTCAATTTGTTCTTCTTCTGCTTTTTTCTGTTCTTCCGCATATTCTTTCACGTCTTTGTATGTCAATCCCTTTTCCCGGTGATGTTCCAGCATACTCTCCTGGATATCCTCGGACATCTTGCTGATCTCGTATGCAGCCGAGAATGTTAATCCCCCGTTCTTTAATTCCTCTGTGAATTCCGGAATCAATTTCTTGTTAATAGATTCAATCTGAGCAATCTTTGTGGACGATACCTGCATCATGTCCGCTATAACATCTCTTAAGCGTCCGCTATCCAGCTTATATCCATTCAGAGTTAATCCCTGTTCTTTCATGTGCTTTAATGTCTTTTCCAGCTTCTTTTGCTCTTCCAAGATATCTGCCGTTGTTTTATTCCGGTATGTATTCGCTATGATCAGCTGGATCATCTCTTCGTTCTCTTCTGCCGGAGTCTTTATCTGACAGGACGCTACTGCGAATTCTTCATGTCCTTGCTCTACAAGCAATGTCAATGCTCTCCATCTCCGCTCTCCTGCTATAATCCGGTATTCTCCACGATCACATGGATCATGTACCACCGTCAGATTCTCCAGCAAACCTACTGCAAAAATGTCCTGTGCCAGCTGTTCAATGTCCGGAATCGAATAAAAATTCTTGTCGTTACTGTAGAGCTGATCTATATTAATATCCTTTGTCCGGAATCTTGCTTTCGGTTTATTGTCAACTGCTGCCGCCTTCGTCTTATTGTTAAGAGCGTCCATTACATTCCATCCCGTAGCCATCTATCTATTCCTCCTTGCTCTTCTCCAGGCAGTTCCCTTGTTCTTTTTTCGATTCTCCGATAATCTTCTTGTGGTTATGATCACTGGATCACCTTTTCCCTTTATTCCTTCTATCAGTCCATTTATCTGACTGCTTATTTCCCTTAAACTTTTTCTCCACGCTCTCATCCCTACACACTCATTTATCATATTATTTTCAGACCTCTTTTGAATTTTATTAGGATTTCTTAAAAGTACGGCCGGTATTTTCCCTTTCGGTGGATTATGTCCGTGTAGCTTCTTGTATAATTTTTTTGCCTGTCTTCTATTCACTGTTACCCCTCCATGTCTCTGATCAGTTCTTCTGTAACTGCTCTATAGTCTTTTGTCACAATGCAGTTCTTGGAGAATACTGGTAACGGTACCCGTTCCATCGTGGATTTCTCAGCTATAACAGATCTCCTTACCGTTGTTTCATAGCATTCATGGCCGGAGTTCTCTCTCAACCACTGTTCTACCTGCAGAGTAGTCTGGTTTTTCTGTCTCATAGTCATTAATACTTTCATCCGGATTCCCGGATTAATATTTCTGATCGTGTCCAGCTGTTCCTCCGTATTATCCACTGCCTCAATCTCAAATCCGCCAATCTTAACCGGTGCGATTACAAGATCTGCTGCCACCATCACATTTGTGATCGTCATATCCATAAGTAGTCCACAGTCTACGATGCAGTAGTCATAGTTATTCTCTATTTCTTCCATTGCTTTCCGGAATCTCATGATCTGGTTGCTCTGCTCCGTCATTAGCAGCTGCATATTCGTGCGCATCAGGTATCCATTCGCCGGGATAATGTCTATCCCGGTGTATGGTGTTTCCTGTATCAGTTCCTGTGTCGTATATACCCCACCTGTTTTCTGATGGTTTTCCAACAGATCCGGCATCCCTCTGCCTTCCGGATCATATCTTTCATACAGCATGGATATATTCCCCTGCTGATCGGCATCTACTACCAGCACTCTCTTTTCCTGTTCTGCTCCCAACATATAGGATATTGATGCAGCTGTCATAGTCTTTCCGATTCCGCCTTTCTGGTTCATTACCGCTATTATCTTCATGATGCTTTTGCCTCCTGCTTTCTACTCATTTCCCAATTCAGAAGAGCCTCTGTCGCTCTCCTGTAGCACTCCACCCAGTTTCCATCTTCTGTCTCAGCTTTTACTATCTGTCTTCTTTTCAATCCAATTCCCTCATAGATCTTTATATAGCCTTCCTGTGCTGTGAATCTGGTATGCACTCTTAGTTCTCTTCCTCTTTTCGCAAGGTTATAGACCTCATAGAATTCTTCTATGCTCTTTCGTTCTCGTCCATCCATATTTTCTTTTCCCTACGCTTCAGCCCTGTTACTTTCCCGGCTTTCCATACACTATCGTTATCCTCTGTCATTTCCATCAAATTTCCGAGCGTTAGATACTCTTCCAGCACCTTAATGGCATCGTCTGCTGTGTAGCAGGTAGCCACATAATGTCCATTTCTTGCCATATCGCGCAAAAAATCCACTTGGCTGTCCTGCAGTCTTCCTTTGTCATACTTCATCTCGATGTACAGGCCAATGTAGACACCTTTTGCGTATGGCAGATGCAGATCTGCTACACCGGACTTAACTCCCATGCTCTTAAGCTTTACCGCTTCTGCCTTGTTCCTGCTGCCACCGTTCGGTGTATGATGCAGCCATTTTAATTCCGGATACCGGTTCTCATTCCACGCCGCCCAGTTGCATACGTGGATCTGTTCTGTATCTTCACTTCTTCTCATATTTTTAAGCTTCATCCAGTTCTACCCCTTCCCAGTTGAATCTCTGTCCACATCTCTGGCAGTACCTCATGCGTTCCTTATAGTCATTGACTTTTGCTATTGTTTTTCTTCCTCCACAGTTTTTGCATTTCCAACTAACACTGCGTGAGTTGTTCCACACTATCTCCGGCTCTTCGCATTCACATGCCACTGCTTTTTCAGCTTTATCCATATCGCATGCTTCTCCTACATCCAGCACCAGTACCGGATAGGAAAACATATCAAGCCAGTTTCCGTCTTTTATCTCGTATTTCTTCCGGTTCTTTGTATCTACTACCATTGTGCCAATCCCGGCATCATCTGGATATTCGCTCAAATATTTCGTCATCTGTCTCACTGTCATTCCCATCTTTTAAATCCTCCTGTCCAGCTTAATCATTGTGTATCTTCTGTATTTGTATCCCGTCTTCGGGTTTATTCCTTCCCACATCCGTGCTATGTAGTATCCTTTCTTCGGCTTTATCTCTTTCTTCCACCGATAGAGCTTGTCCGGATGTGGTTTTGGTAGTGGCATATTCTGAGAGCATCTGTAGCTTGATTCTCTTATTCTTGGCTTGGATTGTGTTCCGTCTTTCTTTGTTTCTGTCGAATATTCATCTTTCGTCAAATATTCAGCAAGTTTCAGCATATCTTCACTGTAATAATCACTATCTTTTATCTTGGTCAGCCACGTGCCGCCTTTATCCCATGCGTTCTGTACAATGCTTGCTGTGTCACCTACTTCTTTGACCACAAAATGTATATGCCACGCACCTTTTGTACCTCTTTCAATATTCCGGATATAGAAGTTTTCATATCCTCGCTTCCGGATTTCTCTTCTTACCTTCCGCATAGCATCTCCAAAATGCTTTATTGCCTCCTTCATCGTTGCCGGTCTATTCTCTACCTTGTATGTCCATGTAACTAGCAGATCATCTTTCTCGAAGTACTCCAGCAGACGTATCTGACATCTTTTCGTCTTATTCCATCTATTCACCTTAAGGATGTCTTCTTTAGTGGCTTTCTTCTTTTTCTTTCTGGGTAATCCCTTTGCACCATACTTCCCATCATGGTACTCCTGTACTATCAGAACTCTTTCTTTCCGTAGTTTATATGTCACTCTTTTTATCATATTTACAACTCTCTATTGGTCGTTATCTTAATATCTTTATCAAGTCCTTAACGGTGGTATTTCACCACCTCATTTTTCAGTTGGATATCCTGTAAAAACAGTTCACTCCACCCGAGTCTGATACATTGACAACCCCTGAAGTCTGTTCTATAATTTATATAGATGTTATTGACTTTGAACTCATGGTTGTGAGAGTTTTTCGGGATTATCAATGCATCGTGTGCGTACAGCTAAACTTCACCCAGTTTTCTGTACGCTCTTCTTTTATCTCCATACAATGTCTAATGGTCCTTCCATTCTGCAATACAAAAACAACAATGCAGCGATGGCTATCATGTACACAAAAGCCATTACAAATATCATTAGAACTTCACGAATTGTTTTTCTCATGCTGTTCTTCTCCTTTCTCTTTTTCTATTAGTTTTTGGATATCCTCCATATCATTTCCCAGCAAATTCACTGCAACCCTTAACTTTCCTTTCGCTGCCGTTACGCTCTCATATGGATATTCCCATTCATCCAGTGCTTTCAATACATCGAACAATGTCTGCTGCATCTGAGATTTTGCAACCAGTTCCATCAGAAGGTCTACGGTATCCCATTGTTCTTCTTGATCCAGCTCTACACCCTCCGGTACATTCTCTTTTTCTTTGATCGTAATACAGAGACCGGTTCTGTTATTCCATTTACATCCTCCGGCCTCCCGCTCCATATACTCCATGACTTTGGGATCCATAACACCTGCTTCGATTTTTTTACCTGCAGGCAGATCCATAATAATAACCGGTGTATCCAGTCTTATCATCCCGGAATCCAAATGCATCTTGATAATTTCTCTTACTCTCATTCTCACAGAACGCACGCTCCTTTCTCCATATCCACGAATATGTAGGCTCCTGCTTCCTTCATATCGAATGGCGGAACATATTTTTTAGTGAGCTTGTCCTCCAGGCACTTATGATATTTTTCATAGTCTGCATACACGGCCACACTCACTAGATTGTCCAGGATCGCATACTGGTTGTAGCGATCCCCAATCAGCTTCTCAATGCCTTTTACTCTCCGCTGCACTGTCTGTGTTGTTACACCAAACAGTGCAGCAAGGTTCTTTTTGTTTGCATACATCTTTCATTCCTCCTTATGCTGTCTTAATTCCAAGCTGTCGCATTGTCTGGAATCCGGCCAGCATTCCTTTAATGTAGATCTTTTCATCGTCAGAGAGTTCCTTTAACATCGGAATCATCTCTTTTACGTCTTCGATCTGGTTGCTTACATTTCTTTTTTCTTCCTGTACTGCTGCCATATGATTTTCTCCTTTCTTCTTATTAATATGGTTTTAATCTTTATCTTCTCATTTGACCTGCCATCATCAGTGCCGGATGGTCGTTCCCGGCAGACGGCCATTGCTGACCGTTTCGACTTTTTATTCTTTCTGTTGTAATAAAACTTTCTCTGAGATTAACTTTCCATCCAAAGTCCAGTATCTTCGTATTGTACGTACCGGACTTTCTTCTGTTCCAATTCCTTCCGTAGTATCCGTTCTTATTACATTTACCAATTCAGCTTTCATTTTCTCCACCTCTTTGTTCTTGTTGACTTTATCTACGTTTCACTCCTATACTTTGATTCGCTCATTGTTTCTATCATTGCGTTGTTAATTAAAATATGACAGTAATCGCAACATACATTAGTTCAAGTATCGCTATCACAAGTGCAACGATACTTATTTGCATCGGAAAATCCGGATATCTCATAAGCAGCGGAAGTCTTGGTCCATTCTTGTACTTCCGCATTTCTTTGTGTAATTTTCTTGCATCTTCTGGTGTTTTTACTTCTTCGAATTTTTGAATGAAGTGCAATCCTTCCTCTGCTGTCATTTCTCTTTTCCTTTTAATCCTCATTTCTCTCACCTCGCTTTGTGTTGACTTTTATTCTCTTCACTCCTATCCTTTAATTACAAGCTCTGTCAGGAGCTGAGTATTAAAAGAAAGGAGCATACTTATGAATGATAATGAATTAGAATTAATTGAAAATTTCAAAACTCTTGTTCGCCGTGCCATGTTATACGCTGAGCATTCTCATGAATTCATTTTTGATGAATCCGTAGATGATTCTGCTGCCGTTGCTTATTTGAATATTGCCGCTTCAAAATTTGCTGCCGCCGAATCCCTCTACTATGCACGTATAGACGTTTTGGAACGTGGCGAAGCAGTAGAAATTTTCCGTCTTTTCGATGTTTATATGCATGAATTCTTATCTAACTACCGGACAGATCATTCGCACCAGTGGAGTGATATAGAGTTCAATCGCCTAAAGGAAGCCTTTGACTATTCGGCTTTTGCATTCGAAAACAAATAATTTTCTAAGGGGAGGTCTTACCTCCTCTTACTTCGTTCAAGATCTGATGTATCAATGCCGTCTGATACACGATTTCTCTTGCCATCAACGAATCCGGATCCAAACTCACTTGATGTTTTCTTTGTTTACTTTCCTTTAAGAATTCATTTCTTTGAATCTTCGCAAAACGTGAAAGCATTTCGTAATCATTCCGGCTATCTGGATTCTTCATTTTTAATGTTTCTTCTATACATTCTTCATCCCCTGTTACACTTTTCCCGCAGTTCGGGCAGTAGTTTGCTTTTCTTGGAAGCCTTGCAGAGCACTTGTGACATTTCATCTTTCCTTACCTCTTTCCGGATTATTTTTATCTTGGAGACACCTCGATGTCTCCAAGATCTTTTTCATAATCTTTCGACCATCTTCTCTTCAAAAACTCTCCTATTGGTTGATCTCTGTATGTGATTGCTTTTGCTACTCTTACGCATTTATCTTTTATTTCCAGATAATTAGCGGATTCCTCTTTAATTTTTCCGTAATATTTATCAGCAACCGCTTCCAGATCTTCGATCAGTTCATTTAATTCACTCAGTTTATCCATCTCTCTCACCTCGCTTTTCTGTTCTCTCTGTAGACATTGTATTCTACTTTGGTGACTTTGTCAATATATTTTTGTCTACTCTGCGAACTTTTTCTATTGACCTTTGTATCCGTCTGTGCTATGCTGTGAATAAAGAAAGCGAGGTGAATATCATTGGAACAAGGCGAACGTATAAAACAAATTCGCAAATCCTTAGATTTAACTCTTGAAAAATTTGGTGAAAAATTAGGAGTTGGAAAAGGTGCTATTTCAGCACTTGAGAACGGCAAGCGTAACCTTACCGATCAGATGGCTAAAGCCATATGTCGAGAATACAATGTCAACTATGACTATCTTATATATGAAGAAGGGGAAATGTTCTCAGATCTTCCGCAAACCGTTCTTGATGAATTATGTGCGCAATACAGTCTGAATGATTTCGATAAGGCAATTATAGAGCTTTACGTGAATACGCCTTTGGAATTGCGCCAGGAAGTGAAAAAGAAGATGAAAGAATTCATCCAGAAAGTTAATTGGGAGGAGTAACGAAAAAGGGAATCCCGACCGCATACGTGCCTTGATTCCCTTTCTACTACTCAAATATGTATATGTACTTCACAAGTTCATATACCCGCTTCAGTTGTTCTGGAGACATTTTGTTGAGAATTTTGTTGATCTTCCTAATCATGAACATCACTCCTTTGTTTGGATTGTACTTCCAGATATTTCCTGTTTCAATAGGGACATCGAAAGTTTCCACACACGTGGAAACTTTCTAAAATCCCTTGCGGCATGCGGATGCGCGAGTATAATTAATTATTTATACTCGCTGTCATATAGATCTTGAATTCTACAGTCTAAAGCTTTTGCAATCTTTTCCAGATCGCAAATTCTGGGTGATCTCTGGTTCGTTTCAGCCAGCTGCAGGAATGATTTGCTAATGCCTGTTTTTTTCGCCAACTGCACAAGTGTCAAATTTTTCTTGGTGCGTGCTTCCCATATGCGCATCTCCATGAGTGCTCTCCTCCTATCGGTAGTATTTGCACTCCAGTCTATAGATATCATTTCGTTGGCGTATTTTTGCAAAAAAGATGTGCTTTACAGGACCTTTTTCCATAATTGTTGCCCTTCGGATATTAAAAATCCGTATGGAAAGGTTCTGATCATAAATAAATTGCTGAGATTCAGCATTAAAAAATAATGGAGGGAAAATCTATGGGATTGAGATTCAGAAAAAGTGTTAAGATTGCCCCCGGAGTTAAGGTGAATCTTAATAAGAAAAGTACAAGCGTTACTTTCGGCGGAAAAGGTGTTCACCGCACCATAAGTTCTACCGGAAAGAAAACTACCTCTGTTGGTCTTCCCGGATCTTGTGCTTATTACACCACTTCATCCGGCGGTACCAGTGGAACCAATAAAAAGAAAGTAAGTAGCAGCTCCGGTCACGAATATAATGCAACCCCGCCGCAAGCTCCTGATGCTTCCGCAGCACTTGAAAAGTTTTCAGATCGGGCACTCCGGATCTACCGTATCATATTCGGTATCGTGTCTGCACTCTTCCTTTTCATTGCACTGATTGGATTCGTTGCATCACATATCATATTCGGTATCGTATTCGTCTTGGTGGCTATGATCCCGATCGGAGTTATTAAGAGTTATTCGGATGAATTGAACAGGCGGTCTTCTATATCTTATTCGTCGGCCGGCAGTGATGGTGATCCATATAACGATCTGGAAGAGCAGCTGATGTCTAATACCGACTTTGGAATATACGGATTTGATGATGACAGGAAGAAGCAGTCATCTAGCAAAGGAAGTAACGGCAATATGCCTAAGAAGCCGAAAAAGAAAACCGGTTGTCTTCCTCTCGTGTGTGCACTGATCGTTCTATTCGTACTCGTTTCTTTCCTGGTTGGACATAAGAGCATCGAAAAGATTAACATATCTGCAGATACAGATACTGAATATCATGTTGGTGATTCGATTCCGATCGAAGCAAAAGTTACCCCGTCCGATGCAAAGCTTGATGATTTTAAAAATGAATTATCCGGAGGAACTCTCGAAAAAGATGGCGATAAAATCACATTTACACCATCCAAGACCGGTTCATTCAAATTATATGTTGGATCCGATGGTGTAAAAAGTAATGAAATTACAGTTGATGTCGTAGATCCGGCCGAAACTGCAGATGTATCTGATGATACTGCAGCTTATGATGATTCTTCAGATGTTGATGATAGTTCGGATGTCGCAGATGATACCAGTGATGATGTTACTCCTGATCCGATTGTTTATATAACCGACACAGGATCTAAATATCATAGAGCTGATTGCAGAACTTTAAAAGATTCTAAAATTGAAAAACATCTTTCCGAAGTAAAAGGAAGCTATCAACCTTGTGGTGTTTGTCACCCACCTCAGTAAGAGGATATGTATGAAATATTTATTTGAAAATAAGAATGCATTGGATATGTATTATGAATTAATCAAAGAGATCGGCGTTGATGCAGAGCCATCGCCGGCCAATGATTGTGTTTATATAACTGAAGAATTTATGAAAAAATGTTTTGAAATTTACGTTTCAAAATATTCCAGTTGATTATTGATTTAGAAAACAAAAGTCCTGGTGCTGGTAACACCAAGACTTCTGAAATAAATATTATACGATGCCCGAGAGCAAAGTACGATACCTACTGCAAAGATATTGTACCACAAATCTCAGACACCGTATAGGTGTTATTTTTATACTCATTTTTAGGTATTTTAGGAGGAATTATTATGTGGTCAGAAATTTTACCTAGCGGAAAAATTAGATTTGGAGAACGCTATACAGATCCATTAACATTAAAAACGCACAAAGTATCTTGCACGATGGAAAAAGACACCAACAGTACCAGGAAGCAGGCTCAACTCATCCTCAACGAAAAGATACAGCAAAAACTTGAAGACATTTCTCTTTCTGCTACAGTGCGCAAAGAGAAACTTCGCTTCGGACAACTTTGCACTATATATAACAATTTTCAAAAAGGATCCCGCGCACCATCTACTTATAAGAGAAATCTTCATGCCTGCAATTCTCTCCGGCGAATCCTTGGAGAGAATACACTTGTTGATCAGCTTACAGCCGGATATGTTATCGAAAAGCTTTCTGCTGAAAAAGAAGATATTGGAACAACAAATGAACGTATCACTCGCCTTAAAGCTTTAATCCGTTGGGGATTTGAGAACGACTATATCTCTGATATTTCGTGGATTGATAAGATCAAGAAAGAGACTGACCGAAAAAAGAAAGCTAAGTTGGAGGAAAAATATCTGGAACGTGATGAGCTGAGCACTCTTCTTAAGAGCATGACTGTTCCTCGTTGGAGGATGCTTGCTTCTTTCGCTGCTCTCTCAGGACTCCGTGTTGGTGAAATTATTGCTTTACATGATTCAGATGTAGATCTTGACAACCGAGTGATTCATGTCAATAAAAACTACGATGCCAATAATAAACTTGTCGGATATCCGAAAAATGTTTTTTCCTACCGAGAAGTCTATATCCAAGACGAGCTCCTTACTTTGTGCAGACAGATTAAGTTTTTCACCAAGAAAGAGCAGCTGCTTACCGGTGTCCGCAGTAAATTGTTTATTTGCGATATTTCCGGTAATTATGTTAACTATTATTCGTACAATGATTATTTAAAAGAAGTTGCAAGACGTGTGCTTGATAAAAATATTGAAATCACAACTCATGTTATGAGACATACCCATGTTGCTCTTATGGCCGAGCAATTCATTCCACTGGAAGTTATATCCCGTCGTCTCGGACATGCCAACAGTAAGATCACAAGAGAAATCTATTTCCATGTAACTGACAAAATGAAAGAACATGATAATCAGCTGATCCGGTCTGTAAAGATTCTTTAGTCACATGGGACTTTCATGGGACAAATTATATTTTGCTATGTTATGCTGTGATATACACAATCCCGTATTTTCAATGTTTTCACTCTCTATGTTACATTGTGATGTATAAAAAAATTCCCACTATCCGCATTCAAAAAACCCAGTAAAATCAAGGGGTTTAACGATTAGAGACATTTACTTTTCTTACTATTTTTGTTACTATGTTTTCGTAAGAAGTAGATGTTTCTTTTTTTATACAAAAAGCACTAACAGAAGATTCTATTTTCTTCCGCTAGTGCTTAACTTTCATCAATCCCGTTTTTTTCTATAAATTGCAATTCCGGCCGCAACCGCTGTTCCCAGAGATCCAAGCGTCAACATCCATAAAAATGTATGATTTTCCACTCCTGTCTTCGGTGATTTACGGATGGATGAAGATGGTTTCGGATTGTCTGTGTTGATTTTCGGCGATACTGCAGATTTTTCATTATTCTTATATATAATTGTCTGATCCGCATTATCTATATTCGCTTCATCTGCAATCAGATGATCTTCCTCATCATACAGATTCTCAAATACCACAACCGCTTTCCCGCCCAATTCACGTGCATCAAGTTCGAATGTCATTTCGACCGTTCCTGCTGATTTTTCCGGCGTAAATGTTGTTCTGCCTGTGATTTTTCTGTTGTTTTTATCTGTCATTTCTTTTCCGTCCGCTTTATCCATCAAAACGCCTTTTAATATGTAAGTTTCGCCAGGCAGCAGATTTTCATAAGACACCTGATCTATGATTGCCTGCTTTTCTCTTGCATCTCCTTCCTGCGTCTTTGACTTTTTATCCATAGCTTTTGTACCAATCTTCGGGAAATAAATACTTTGTTCTTTTGCCTCCGGATCTTTATGTTCTGCGATGCTTTTTCCGTCTATTTTAATCTCTTCATATATGACTGCCGTTTTTCCCGACAGATCAGTTCCATTGATTTCAAATGCAATTTCAATACTGCCATCTGCCTTTTCCGGAATAAATTCCTGCTGTTTTTCTTCACTCAACCGCTGTTCTGTCTCCTTCTCGACTACCGTTCCATGTAATGTGTAGGTTTCACCAGGCAGTAGATTCCTGTATTCTATCGTATCTGTAAGTTCTACATATTCACCGGCATATGCATGATGTGTCCCTGTATTTTTGTCAGAAGCCGTTGTTCCTGCTGCCGGCACATGGATTGTCTGATCTTCATCTTCCAGATCTGTATGTACTGCATATAATTTATCACCATAATATAATTTTTCAAATGCGACCAATGTCTTTCCTGCAAGATTACTTCCATCAAACACAAATTCTACTTCCGCTGTTCCGTCTTTTCCTTCTGCAACAAATTCTACACTTTCTGTTATCTTTCTGCCAGACGCACTTCTTGCTGCTTTTCCTGTTTCCTTATCCATTAACGTTCCGGTAATCTTGTATTTTTTCCCTTTTTTCAGATTATGATATTCTACCGTATCTATAATCCGCATATCTTTCTCAGCTTTTACCATCTTCATATCTGTTACTTCGTCTTTTACAGAAGTTTTTAATTTTGGAAAATGAATCATCTGATCTGCATCTTCCAGATCCTTATGCACTGCGATCACTGTATTATCCAACATGCATTCTTCAAATATTGTAATACTTTTTCCGGCCAGAGACTTTGCAGCAAATTCAAATTTCACTTCCACGCTGCCTTCGGCTGTCTTCGGCTTAAATCTCTTAGAAGCAGTAATATTTCTGTTTTCGCCATCCAGAATCATTTCCCCTGTTTTCCTGTCCATCAATGTACCCTTCATGACATATTCCTGCCCTTTTTTCAAACCTGTATAAGTGACGGTATCTATGATCGTTACTTTTTCATCTGCATTTGAATAATGTGTTCCGGTTGCTTCATCTTTTGCTGATGTTGCAATTGTAAGATCTGGATTAAGTATTGTCCCAAGATCAACAACATACCGGTCCCTGGAAATACGGAATGTTCCTTTATACAGAACTTTATCTACATTTTCTTCACAGCGAAGTTCTTCCAACCGATAGGTATCATAAGGAAATGCACCATATGCATCATTTACCTCTACACTTTCTCCGTTACTGTTCGTTCCAAACCACACACCACTTTCAGATTGTCCGCTATTGGTATCTTTGCTGTGTTTCGTATAATCAGATGCCGATGAAAAATATCCATTTTCGTCTGTCATGATCCGGTGACATTCCCCCGTCGTTACCGATGTGATCTGAAACGGAATTCCTGCCATTGCCATCTGTGTTTCTTCATCTTTTTTCTGAAATTCAATATCCCCTCTACATATACGGTCTGCTATTTTATAGTTGTTTCCACCCTGTATATTGGTCTGATTTCCATTCTGAACGATCTGTGTCAGGTAATAATTTTCTGCAAGTTTTCCGTTATCTCCTTCTATATAAGCCTTTTCCAGCATATATCCTTTTGGCGCTTTGGTTTCTTCAATGCTGACTGTTCCAAGCGGAAGCACCGGCTTATCTCCATTTTCTGCATAATAAAAATCATCACCGGATATCTGATACTCTTTTCCCAGTTTACTTCTGCAGACGTCATTCTCCTTTTTGGTACGTAACACCCATACTTTCGAAGGTTTTTCAGGCAAAGATTCCTGCGTATATCTGCCTGCATAAAAGCGTACTGTAAACTCTGCACCTTCCAGGCTTCCACCGCCAAGTGCTTTTCCCTCTTTGCTCTCCTGATCGATTTTATCCAGGAGCAATTCTATATCTGAATACACCGGTACATCCTTCACATTTACTTCTGCTGTCTGTCCGGATGTAACTGTTACCGGATATATCCTCTCATCCAGTTTATATCCTTTTGGTGCTTTCTTTTCTTTTACATAATACATACCTTCTTCTAATTCCAGCGTATTAGACTCTCCGTTTTTATCCGTTGTAAATACAGCGTTTTCTCTCGTTGCGCCACGATCTGAATAGACTCCGTAGGCTGCACCTTCCAAAGAATATTCTGCATTACCATCTGTAAGCGTTGTCAGTGTCTTTCCTTTTTTTAACTTTGCATAACCGTTGTAACTGCGGTGTATGACGGCAGTTCCGCTGACTCTCTGATACCCGATCAGCCTGCCGCTGCTGTCTTTTGTCACGCCATCCGTTGCCCCATTCACACTCGTACAGTATAAGTTTCCTGTAACTTCTCCCGTTGCTTTATTCACTGCAGTGATGGTGTATTTATAGGTGCATTCCTGCCCTGTATATGGCGCAGCAGCCGTATGATCCGCACACCCTCCGTTTGCAGTAACGCCGGCAAGGATTCCGGTAAATCCGCCCATGGTTACCCCGTGTACCGTATGACCGTTTCCACCATTCACAGCCGTGACCACACAATTTCCGGTAAATACATCCCCTACTTCCGGCTTTTGTTGATTTCCCCGCGCCTGTACCATTCTTCTTGAATATACACTGCTTCTTCCTGCTTCTTCCCCGAATGTTATGACTACTTTCTTGTTCATACCCATAGCTGTAATATCACGCCAGTAACTCTTCCCCTCTGTCACCGAAGTGTCTTCCAGCTCGTATCTGCCTTCTTCATCAAGTATCTTCATGCTGATCCTGGTGTCTTCTTCTGCATCCGATTGTACACGTATACACATTCCATCAGGCACTGTTATTTCACTGCCTGATTGGACCGTTCTTATACAATCCTCTACATCTGTTACTGTTACGGAACCTTCTCCTACAACTTCAAAACTCAACTTCCTTGCCGGATTTTCCGCATTCACACTGGTCTGTGACACGCCAAACGCAGAGACCTGACATAGCAATATCCCTGCCAGTAACGAAGCTATCGTTTTCTTACTTTTTTGAATCTTCGTCAT